TGGACTTATTGATACTTTCAACCTGCGCAATACTGTGTTACAATCTGCACGTGAGTTACTATGTTTTGGATTGCTCTTAACTTCAAATTGTGTCTTAGCAATGCCAAGCTCACGCATAATTTGGATGTAAAGCGAAGCATTATCCCTTTGACTTATCTCACCTCTGTTGCCCATGGCATCACCAGTAATGCGCAACTTTGCTTTACTGAATCCATTATCTGCCATGTACTTTGTTATTGCAGCACACATCTTGGAGATATTACCATTATCAATACTGATTTCTTCAAGTATAAATGTTTCACCTTTGAATTCTTGCCCAAAGATTGCGCAAAAAGGATTTAAGTTAAAGTCAATTGATAATATCAATGGTAAGTTTGTGTTGGGCTTTAATGGCACCGGTGACACGTGTTTATTCTCAACAAAGTCATCCAAGAATGGATTGTTAACAGGAACATCTACTTCCCAATCTCCTTCAACAAACTGCTTGTATTTATGTGGAGGGAAATTCTTAGTGCTTTCCAGGTACTCAGAAGTTAAGTATGGGTTATCTGTTACTCTTGATGGAATGTACAACCACTTTTCAGGTAGTGTTCCATCAATATACTTATCATAAACCTCTTTTTTTACCCAATTCTTAGATGGATTGCACGTTGCAAGTATCATTGGTTTAGGTCTTGGGTTGCATTCCCACCGCCCAATTCTTCCAAATGATGTTTGAAATGTATCAATGCTGCATTCATTTATTTCCTCAAACAAGAAACCACAAACTTCCAAACCTCTCAACCATTGCAGGTCCTTGTCATTATTAAAGTTTTCACCTTTGAACAATATCTCACTACCATTTGGATGCACGTAATGAAATGGGCTTTCAAACAATCTACCTGGTGGATTTAACTTCCTGAATGAAGGAATTGTTGTGGACCTAATCTTTTCCATGTCCTCCCTTACAACACACCATCTTGATTTCGGAAACAACTTACACATGATCAGCAATGCACTTAGCCCCCAAAAAGTTTTACCACCACCCATGGCACCTCCAAACAAAATGAATGTGTACTTCTCAGAAGCAATTGCATCCATTGCCTCACATTGCTTTTGTGATAAGGTAATTATATTGGTAGTTCCTTGTCGCCCCACTTAAATACTTGTGTTATTTTTTCGCCTCCAGAAGTAACATCTGTTTGGTCTTTTAATCCTAAATCTCTTGTAATAATCGAATGATTGAAGATACCTGCAGAAGCTCCAGAGAACTTATCTTCATAGATAATTATCTTAATACGCGCTATGGTGGGGGAAAATTCGTCGTACGCGCCGTTTTTATTGCTTAAATAATCCTTAAGGTCACCATTCAATCCTTGGTTCCAAATAAAGACTTGAAATCCTTCCATTGTAAGTGGTATTTCAAGCTTTCTATAAACTTCATCAGCATCCTTCCCAACAAAGTCATGTCTTAACTTTGGATTTTCTTTCGCGTACTTTTGATATTGGACAAAATATGTCCAAAGAGATTCTGGTGTTAATTTTTTGGGCCTTCCAACTGGTGCTGACATAATGTTGCAAATTTAAGTAAAAAATAAATGCGCGGAACCAATCACGAAACCGCGCACTAAACTAATCGAAACCACAATTATGCAAGTGCAAAGATAAATTAAGTTTCTGATAATGCAAGTAATCTTGTGTGTAACATTTCAACTGTTGCTCCTGTTTCTATGTTTTTAATGGTGTGAATGTGTGGTTTTACATTTGTTGCCACAATTTCAAAATTCTTGCCACCATGAGAGAAAAAGCATGAATCAATACTTATCAATCCAATTTGGTCTTTGAGTGGTTTAAATGGCTTGATGTAAGATGTAGATTGCATTTATAAAGTGTTTAAATTGTTCAAATGAAGTTATTATAACATAGAAACCTTGTTGTGCAACAATTGCATCTTCCCAAGCTTTTTGATTTGCGGATTGCTTACCTCCTTCAACTTTTAGTTCTAAGAAGTAAATCTTTCCATTGTAGAAGAAATGAAGATCAGCAACACCAGATACAACTCCAATTGCTTTGAACTTGTTTGCTTCATTTAAGGACCGCTTCCCACCATTTGGAACATGCCACAATAGCCCTCTAAGAGAAGGATAAGTATTGTGGAACCATTGGAAACAAACTGATTGAAGTTTTTCTTCAGAAATCATATTACAAATATAGTTCAAATTAGTTACAGTCATATACTGACAGATGCTATTTTAATCTGTCAGTAAGGAAATGCTTGTTAGAGTAGGGATTTAGAACTTTTACTGACAGATGTCACTTTTTTTAGTGGTTTTTACATTTATATAAATAATAATAATAATAATTCTGTGTAAATAATATTTATTTTCTATTAAAGTTTTTTATCAATTTATCTGACATCTGTCAGTAAAAGTAATAGAAGTGTTGGTAGAGTAAGGTTTGATGCACTGACAGATGTACTGACAGATGTTTTTAAAGTGTCAGTAGTGACAGTAAAAAAAAAGCCTCTCAAAATCAATTGAAAGGCTTGTATGAGTAAGGATTGAACTATTAAAACGGCAATTCATCAGAAACATTTGGAAAAAATGCAGGTTCTATTCCGGCTAACATTTGTGCAGCATTTTGAGAAAGTGGAACGCAGTAATAAACTCTTTTAGCTTGGTCACCTAATCTTTCTTGAACAAATCCAAGTGCTTTTAATTCACGTCCAATATTTATTGCAGTAAATTTTTGCCTTGTTTCTGCTTCGATATATACAAGAATATCTGTTGCGGTAAGTGGAGTACCTTTTTCTTTTGTTGTGGGCTTAAAATACTTCTGAATGAGTTCATTTGCGGATGTTGGAGAAGTGTATTTGAAATCATATTTGTTGAGGTAAATAATATCTTCTTTTGTAAGCTCATAATTGTAACCTGATTTGTATAGGTTGTAAGATTCCATAAATAATGCAGTCTTATCAATTAGGTTGTAAGCTTCAAAATCATATCCTTGGAAATCAATTACAATGTTTCTTCTGTTACCGGTAATGTCGTTTAAAATTTCTTCAAGGTTGGTGGTGCCACAAAGCATTGCAAGACGTTGTAATGTTACGTTACCACGTCCATAAGGTTTGCGGATGTTAAAGAACTGTTTTGAGGATGTTGACTTTTGATGCTGTTCATCTTTCTTTGATTTGCCTCCACATTCATCATCAATTATCAAAAGCATTTGTGTCATTAGCAAATAAAAATCCACATCCTTCATTCCTGGTGAAACCTCACCAACATATTTGTGTAACTCACTTGGAAGAATGCGCCTAAGAAATTGTGTCTTACCAGAATTTTGATTTCCCTGAAGGATAAGCATAAGTGGTGAATGATGACCATGTATAGATGCAATCATTGCCACCAACCATTTTGTAAGGAAGAATTCTGCGTAATTAGAATCAATTGTATGAATTGTATTTGCAAGGTCCTTAATGTGTCCAGTAGATGTGTAATTAGTGTTAGATGCAATAAAGTCTAACAATGGATTAAAAGCAGGTACAAAATCGCTGTGAATTAATTTGTCAAATATGCTGAACTGTGCCTTTGGAATTACTTTTAAAATTGCAATGTACATTGAATTAATTTCTTCTTCTTCCTGTGGATGGGAATTATTTTCAATCAGCTGAGTAATAATATTTTTTTTAAGGTCATAGTTTGAACGTATAAACAATTCAATTTGTGAAACAATATCTAATTGGTCAGATGCCTGTATTGAACTTGAGCTTATCTTTTCAATTGCTTCAGGTGCTACTGTAATATCTTCAAACTTCTTTAAGTTATTTGCAATTGTTTGAGGTGTAAGGCCTGCAGATTTACCTTGCTTTGCAGCTTGAATTATCTTTTTACTGGATGGAGAATGTATTTCAATACCTGCTTGTTTGCAATAGTAATATAAAGTAGCAATGGTAATATTTTTAAACGCTGCTTTATGTCTTAAAATAGATTTAAATTGTCTATCACATTTGCTTTGATTGTACTTTTCCGAATATGAAGAAAAAACATGAAAATATTCTAATCCTCCTTCGCCAAATTGATGAGCTAAAGCAAAACCTATATTTATCCAATCTTGGTAATCTTCGCAAAGATTTAAACTTCTTTGTGAAACTGTATCTATTATTCTTTTAAAATCGTCATCAAAAAAAACAACATTATCAATTTTTCTTGGTAATTTACTTTTAGGGTAAATCTCAAATTTGTCAGCAAATTGATTTATCACTAATTCAGGATCATAACTTACATCCCTTGTTCTTGATTCATTTATACAAGCATGATCACAAAGAATATCATATTTTTTATCAAGGTATTCACAAATACCTGCAAATGCTTGTCTGTGTTTAGAAGGTACAATTTTAAATATTGCACATAATCCAAAACCAGATTTAGAAGTAAAAAAAGAATAAACGTATTGATCAGAAGCAAGATTTGAACGTATTTTATCAAACTTTTCTTTATTATCAATATCGTCTATATCAATTGAAATATAACCTGAATGTTTTTCTAAATCAGCATCTTTTTTAGATTTAAACTTACCAGAAATTGCTACACGTGGCATTTTTAAACCATCTTCTTTTCTTAATTTTTTATCTGCAATATTTCTATGTCTTAAAACAACATCTTGCCACCTTCCATTTTTAATACCTTCTAAAAATAAGTCAAGTGCAATTGTTTCTTCTGATTTAGTATCAAAAGCATTTTTATAATATGATATATTTATAGCCATGATGGGAATAGATTAGTGATTGGTTTAAGTGGTTGGATTGTATTCAGTAATGGGGTTGGCAATTTACATATTTCTTGCTCAATAAATTCAATGATTAGTTTTTTGTGAAATGAATTAAATTTTATTGACTTTGCCTCACACCATTTTTTTGCTTCATTCTCAAAAGTTTTGATTAATATTTCGCGTTCTGCATTAGGTGCATTTTTAAAGATACGTTCCCCAATTTTATAAAATGATGCAAATGGTTTGTGTCCCAATTTTTCTGCACGTGAAATAAACTTATCTATGTCAATTCCTTTTGTCATTACTTTATATTCTTCTGAGATTTCCGCTTCTGGAGCTTCAAGCTTTACCGGAAACACAAATTCACACCATTTACATTCTCTTGCTTGTGCAGCTAATATTGCATCGCATTGCGGACAAGATTTACAAGGTGCAACACCTGCATTTTTTCTTGCTATTGGTGGATTGTAAAATATATCCTTCCAATCTCTGTCATCTGACCAGTCACCAAGAATAGCTGCATTACCTCCCATGTCAAGAATATAGAATATATCTTTGTTTAGAGAAATACGGCCACCACGTCCTGTAATTTGTAGCCAAAGGGACAAACTCATGATTGAACGATTAACAATGATTGCTTCAACTGTTGGTTCATCAAATCCTTTTGTCATCTTACCCACGCTGCAAAGAATTGCATCTGGAGTATTCTTTAACCACAATAGTACCTGGTCATATTCTGTTTTGCTTACATTTTCTGCATCCACATGCTTACAATTGTAACCTGCAGCAACAAAATGCTTACAAACCTCAATTGAATGGGCCACGTTGCAGTTAAAAATAAGTGTCTTTTTACCCTTGATTAGCTTTTCGTAGTACTTCAATGTATTTTTTACGTGTTTGGCCTTGGAAAATTCGCTTCCCATTTTTGTTACATCAAAATCATCCCCTTTAACGGCCAATTCATTTCTATCCACAACATCTTTTGGTGCAAGTGTAATATTTTGACAAAGTTTACCATCCTTTATCAGCTCATTGATTTGTGGACCTGTGCAAATGGTTTGGTAGATATCTTTAAGAGGTAATTTTTTATTTGCAGAAATTGGTGTTGCGGTAAATCCAATAATTTTTATTCCAGTAGTAAATGTGTGAGCTTTATGTAGTGTCGCAATATGGCATTCATCCACTATTCCAAGTCCAATATTGGAAGGCATCCTTTTTCCCACGCTATTGATCATTGCAATGTAAATTCTCGATTTGGGAACTTTGCGCATACCTGCAAGAATTGGTTGGGCTGAAATTCCAAAAATATTAAAGATTGTTTTGCGCGTTTGCTTAACTAAATCTTCGCTATCTACATAAATTATTACATCTTGTATGCTTTTGCATATAAAACGATGTGCAATGTAAGAAAACATTACTGTCTTACCTGCTCCGGTTGCTGCTTGAATAAGTATAGTATCATGATGCAATGTTGCACGTATAGCATCATTAATAAGTTGTGATTGGTATAAGTAAGGTTGCATTTAGATTGATTTAGAGTGTTGAATGTTTAGAATAGGATTATGATACTTTATCATATTACGCTCTATTTCAATAATATCTTGAATTGTACAATCTTCTTTTAAGTGCTTGGCACAAAACCATAATACATTATTAAAAACCTTTGCATCATCTCTTAAATGTTCAATTAGTCTATTTCTAATATTTTTTGACATTCCAATATAAACCAATTTATCATCATTAAAAAGATGGTAAATCCCCAAACAATTAGGTATAAAATATTTTTCAAAACGATGTATAAATGTTTCCAAATTAAATGGATATCCAATAATTTCTCCATTAAATATAAAAGGTGTTTTTGATGTAAAGTCTTTACTTAAAAATTCACCAATGTATTCTTCACCTTGAAGTTTTAATCCTTCTGTATTTAGGGCTTGAATAGCTTTTTTATTAAGTTGATAGTTTTTTGTTTCTTCAAATCTTATTTTCATATTTTGATTGGTTTTTTAAAGCCCCCACAATTTGCAGGGGCTAAGATTTAATTAAAATGGAAGTTCTGTTGAAGTTGTAACTGGTGCTTGTGCAGGTACTGAAGCTTGCATTGGTGCGCTCCCCGATTTCTTACCATTTCCAACATAATGCTTTCCTTCATAATCTCTTTGTTCTTTTTTTGAGTTTACTTGTAAGGAAACATTGTTTCCAAACTTATCAACTTCATCATTTTCCCAAATTGTAAGATTTACATACATTCTACCATTAGCATGTTTTGTAAATGCTGAATGATTTGGATTAGCTTGTAATAGTTCCTTAAACTTTGTAAGGTCCATTGATACATTAGCGAATAGTGCCATAATTTTTGGTCCCAATTCCGATGGGTGCGGTTTTAGTTAATTTTAAATTGGTTTGCCGTATTTCACAATCATGTAATTCCACCATTCATGTGAAATTGGTACATTTAAGTGTTCAACGTATTGTTCATTTATCTTATTAGGTGCAATGGTCTTGTTATAGGCAAGAATCAAAGCTGTGCTGCATCCGGTTGCAAGTGAATAACCACTTAACTGCTTGTCATAACCAAATCTTTCAAGTGCAGGTTTGATTCTACCTGCAAGAACCTTTAAATCTATTATAATTTTGCCTTTAAAAATTAGATCAGCACGACCTTTGTAATCCAGGTACATTCCGTTGTGTTCAAATCTTGCAGTAAATGCTACTTCAGGTTCTAAAAATTGAAATGCATCTTTAATCCACTTTCTAAGTTCTGCAGCAATCTTAAATACAAGAAAATAATCTTCACCATCATATTTGTCCGGTTCAAGTAAAAAATTATGTACCCTTGTACCAAGTTTCATTCCTTCAGAGGTAAGAATTGGTTTACCAGATTCTAACATTTTAATTCCTGAGAATGAATACCCGCTAATCTGCAGGTATTCATTAAAATCAAGATTGGTGTAGTATTTTAAATCTTTTACAATCATTTCTTCAATTCCTTATAAATGATTCCTTTGTAAGTTTCTCCTGTATCTGTGGCATGCTTTGCAATTGCTGCAGCCATTTGTCCAATGGATAGATTTTCCCACGCTTTAACACGTACCAATTTAAAAAGGGTTGGCAAGTTACTAATAAATTGTGTCATAATTAATGTTGCCCACTCTGGAGAGTTAATTGGTTCAATAATCAATTCAGTTTTAATCTTTGGAACTTCTACCTGTTCAACTGTTGCGGATGCAATAAGATTATTTATGGAAGATTCTGCAATAAGCTTTTCTTCTGCTTCTTTAGCAGCAATTTTTGCATCTAATTCCCTTCTTTCAATTGTTGCTGCAACATTTGCCAAATCAGATGAATAATTGATAAATATTTGCTCTAACATATCAATTTTGTTTTGCAAAATATGATTGTAATTTGGTTGCGGAACTGTTGCAAACAATTCTTGCATCTTTTCTTTGGATAAAAGAACAAAATCAAACTTTCTGATTGCATCCAGTTTAACACCTCTTAAATAAGCTTCTATTTCAGCAAACATTGGTTGCTTTACACCTGCATTTAAGTTATATGCATATTGTGCATCCACCTCTGTATTAAGATCATGAATGTACTTAGTTTCAATCCTTAAAAACTCATTTGTGCAATGTCCCAAGAATCTTCCAACTTCATTTTGTAATTCTTGCAATTTGCGAGCTTCTGATTCTGCAATTTGGCGAAGTGTTAAGGAAATATTCCCAAGTTCAGCATATTTTGCATTTGTTTTAGTGTCAACACGTTTTTCAAATGCCATTAATGGCTGCACAATATTAGCATCAATAATGGATGTAAATGATTTACGTGTTTCAACCATTTCCGTTTGCTTTTTGCGGTATTCTGCAAGTGCTGCATCAATTGCTTTGTAGTCTTTAACATCGCATTTAAGCAATATCTGTTGAAGCTCCAGTTCTGCATTAGTAAGAACTTGTGCTATTTCATTTTTTTTACTTGCAAGTTCTACCCACGCTTCAATTTGTGCTGTGGATGGTTTGGTTTCTAATTTGGCAAGTGCTTGCCCTTCAATTGTTTGCATAATTATAAATTTGAAAAGTTAACTTGATTTGTTGTAGGTGCAGGTGATTCTGCAATAAATGTAATTTGTGGTGTGTAAGATTCTGTTGCTTCCACAACTTCTTCTTTTGTATGCGCTCCTGAGAACTGGATGATATCCTTTCTGTTTAAATCCCTTCCGAAGATTGCACCAAAATGTTCTGCAGCATCTTTTATTGCATAAGATTTTGCTGAAGGTAATGCCATTTGAACTGCTGAAGCTTTAATTGCTCCTAAATCTGCTGCGCTTTTACCTGCATCTGTTTGCACGTTCATGGCACCAACACCATCTTGAAATGTCCATTCATTATTTAATGGATTTTGAACGTGTAGTCTAATTGCAACAGTAATTGAGTTAAACATTATCTGTTCACGTAACACCTCAACTCTCCAATTCTGGAAGATGTAAGTAAGCAAGAATTCAACCTTATCTATTGGTAAATAGCTTCCTTTGGTCATTGGGTGTAATTTTACCCATGATGCATGTGGCGGTTGGTTTAACAATTCATTTAATGAATCTTTTTCGAATGATTCGGCTACGTTTCCTGCCAACCTAACAAGGTCAGCAATCTTTGGGATTGGTTTTTTCATTTTTATTTAGAAATTATTGTAATATTTTTCGTCTAATGGTCCACAATATTCATTGTAACCTATTTTGAAGTAACTGTAAGTAATTTTGTGTTTCTCACAAATTTTGTAGAGTAAATCACGTCTTTTACCAGTTGCAACAAATTCTTCTATTGCTTCACCTATTCTTAACCATCTACCTTTATTGATGTACTTAATT